TCCGGTGATAAATTATTATTTAATCCTTATAATCAGGAAAATATTGAGATTACATTGAACGATGTTCAATCTATTCTTTCTAGCTATGGAATTACCGCAAAAGTTAATAATTTAGAGTTATATAAACGCGCATTTGTTCATCGGTCTTATACGAAGCATCCGGAATTAGAAAATATAAAGGCAAATATAGAAATTGCTAAATGTCCGCACGATTGTATTTCTTTAAAAACAAAATCGAATGAGCGTCTAGAATTTATAGGAGATGGTGTTTTAGAACTTATTACAAAATATTATCTTTATAGAAGATTCCCTAAAGCCGATGAAGGATTTATGACAGAGAAAAAAATAGCAATTGTTAAAAATGAACACATTGGAAAATTAGCTTATGATATGCGCATTAATAAATGGTTGTTATTATCTAAACATGCCGAAGAGAAGAAAACGCGAACAAATCTAAAAAAGTTAGGATGTCTTTTTGAAGCATTTGTGGGCGCATTATTTTTAGATTTTAATAAGATTTCAGTAGAAGACGAACATGGGTGGTTTAAAAATGTATTTGTTACCGGACCGGGTTTTCAAATGGCTCAGATATTTATAGAAAATATATTTGAAAAACATGTTGACTGGATTAAACTTATAAGCACTGATGATAATTATAAAAATATTTTACAGGTTAAAATCCAGAAAGAATTTAAAACCACCCCGCATTATTTGGAGATTTCGCATGATTTAGAAAAAGGGTATGAAATGGGCGTGTATCTTTGTGTCGGACAATCTATTCATACTATGAATCTCTCTAATGCTAAACCATTTAGTTATTATGGATCATTTATAAAAATTCAAAATGATTTAATAGAAAATGATAGTATATTTGTTTTTCTTGGCAGCGGTCTACATAAAATCAAGAAAAAAGCCGAACAAATCGCATGTGATATAGCAATTAAACTTATTAATACTTAAATTTATAATTGAAATATAAAATATAAAATATGAAATATTAACTATGTATAATGTATACTATAAATTGTATACTATAAATTGTATACTATAAATTGTAATTAATATATAAAACTTTTTTATATATTAATTCTATAGATGTCTACTGCTCTTTTAGATAGACTTAAAATAAAACCAATTCCACAAGTAAGAGAACAAGTCGCAATTACTATACCGTTGCCTACAAAAAAAGCAGAAGTATTTGTTAAGACAGCAATAACAGATAAAACAAAGACATCTGGATTTGACCGTGCTTTGTTTTTTTCTAATCTAGCAAAAAATAAGGGAGAGCCAAAAATGCCAGACATTATAGAAGAGCAACCAGCACAAAAACCTGCGCCTAAAATAAAAAAACCGATTGGTAAAGTAAAATTAAATGTTGTTCCAGAGCCAGTGCCAGTGCCTGTTCCAAGTGCTCCAAGTGATCCAAGTGCTCCTGTGGCAAAACGTTTAACAAAACCGCCTATTGGTGTAATGGAGACTATGCCTGAGAAGATGGTAAAAATAGGAGACGAAGTTTTGGCGAATCGTTTAGGAAAACAAGATAAAGATAAACAAATTGTAGTAGGCGCTTCTTCATATTATCTAAGTAATAGAAAGATTTTTATTGATTTTATGTCTTCTTTGTTTGATAAGTATAAAAAGGAAATAGGATTAGAGGCATTAAAAGAGGCTTCGTGTACTAGAAGTGAAGATTTTTCCCCAATGAGTCATCAAAAAATAGTAAGAGATTATTTGAGTTTATATACACCATATAGAGGTCTTTTGCTTTATCATGGATTAGGCTCAGGTAAAACATGTACGTCTATCGCAATAGCAGAGGGTTTAAAAACTAGAAATCAAATTATTGTAATGACACCAGCATCTTTGCGAACAAATTATATAGAAGAATTAAAAAAATGCGGAGATAGTTTATACAGGAAAAATCAATTTTGGGAATTTATTAATACCGCAAAAAATGAAGACCTTATTAAACAATTATCGCTTATATTATCTTTATCGGTGGAATTTATTAAACGTAATGGAGGTGCCTGGTTAATAAATGTAAAAAATCCAGCAAATTTTGAGACGTTTACATCACAACAAAAAGATAGTATAGATAAACAATTGGATGAAATGATCAGGTATAAATACCAATTTATATCGTATAATGGTCTTCGAAAAACACATTTAACAAAATTAACCGAAGGAGCAACGATTAATCCATTTGATAATAAGGTGGTTATTATTGATGAAGCTCATAATTTTGTAAGTAGAATTGTAAATAAATTAGGTAAAAAAAAGGAGGCATCGGTATTTATGCAATTATATGACTATTTAATGAACGCGCAAAATTTAAGAATTGTTCTTTTAACAGGTACACCAATTATCAATTATCCGAATGAACTTGGAATACTTTTCAATATACTCCGAGGGAAAATAAAGACATGGCATTTTAAACTTAGCATAGATGAAACAAAAAAAGTGAATCAAGGTTATCTTCAAGAATTGTTCAAAAAAAATGGAAATTTAATGGATTATTTAGAATATAAACCAACATCTAATACATTAACTATTACGCGAAATCCACTAGGGTTTATTAATGTAGTAAAAAATACACGAGAAGAACCCAATAAGTATGAAGGCGTAGAGCTAGATGAACGAGGTAATATTGATGACGCGAAATTTATTAAATTTATAACAAATACATTAGAACAAAACGGCATTAAACTTCTACCAAGAGGGATTAAATTAGACGCATATAAAGCCATGCCAGATACATTAGATGATTTTAAAAAATATTTTATTGATGATAAAACAAATGAAGTAAAAAACATGATTATGTTTAAACGTAGAATATTGGGGTTAACCTCTTATTTTAGAAGTGCACAAGAAGGATTGATGCCGAAATATGATAAAAAAACAGATTTTGTTGTTATTAAAATTCCCATGAGTCCTCATCAATTTACTAAATATGAAGAAGCACGAAAGGCCGAACGAAAAGTTGAAAAAAGCAATGCGATGAAAAGGGGCAAGAAAAAAGGAGAGGACCTATTTCAAGATGAATCTTCAACTTATCGTATATTTTCGCGATTATTTTGTAATTTTGTGTTCCCCTATCCAGTTATTAATCGGCCCATGCCTTCAGGTGATGAAAATTTAGAAAACGCAATTACGAATGAAACGAATGATGAAGATGATATTGATTTAACAACAGATGAAGATAAATTGGCGAATGTTGACGGAAAATATGAGGCGGATGATATTTATGGCACCGAAGGAGCACCCACCGAAGGAGCACCCACCGAAGGAGCACCCACCGAAGGAGCACCCACCGAAGGAGCACCCACCGAAGGAGCGGCACAAGCGGCAGCGGTAGCACAAGCGGCAGCAGTCGAACAAGCTGAAGAAGGAGCAAGCGAGCCAGCTGTTAAATTATCAAGAAAAGAAAAAACAGCCTTATACGATAAAGCCGTAACACTTGCTTTACAAAAATTAGACGCAAATAAAGATAAATATTTAACACCGGAAGCCTTACAAATATATAGTCCAAAGTTTTTAAATATATTAGAAAATATAAAAGACGAATCACATGTAGGATTGCATCTTGTCTATAGTCAATTCCGAACCTTAGAAGGCATTGGAATATTAAAACTTATTTTGGAAGCAAACGGATTTACACAATTTAAGTTGGTTAAAGAAGGCGACAAATGGAAAATAGGAATACCAGAAGAAGATAAAGATAAACCGACCTTTGCCTTATATACCGGAACAGAAAGCACCGAAGAAAAGGAAATAGTTCGTAATATTTTTAATGGAAACTGGAAATTGTTATCGCCTGAAATTTCAAGTGAATTACAAGCAAAAGCAAATAATAACATGTACGGAGAAATCATTAAGGTGTTTATGATTACAGCCTCCGGAGCCGAAGGTATAAATTTAGAAAATGTGCGCTATGTCCACATAACTGAGCCATATTGGCATCCCGTAAGAACAGAACAAGTTATTGGGCGAGCCCGGCGTATATGTAGTCACCAAAATTTACCCGAAGAATTGCGAACAATAACCGTATTTATGTATTTAATGACTTTATCGGAAGAACAAAAGAAAAGCAATGACGCAGTGGAATTGCGCATTAAAGACAAGAGTAAAAGAGATAACTCAACCCCAATTACAACAGATGAGGCATTGTATGAAATCGCCACGATTAAAGAAGAAGTATCAGCACAACTGCTGCTTTCTGTAAAAGAGTCCTCCATAGATTGTGCGATACATTCCAAATTTGGTGCCAAAGAAAAATTACAGTGCTTTTCTTTTGGGCCGACGGATTCGGACAAATTTGCGTTCACGCCTTCTATAGGCGATGAAGAAGCCGACGCAGTCGCTGAAAAGAATAAAGGCGTCGCCACCTTAAAGGGCAAACCAGTGACATTAGAAGGAACAAAATACTTTTTTAATGAAGAAAATAATTTTATTTATGATTATGATAGTGTTTTACGTGGAAATCCTGTTCATTTGGGTAAGCTGAATTTTATAGGAACGGGAAAGAACCAGAATGTGGTATTTGAAAAATTATAATTAACATTTTTTGAAAATCTGCGTTTAAACTATGAAAAGTGTAAATTGTAAAAAAATGTGAAAAAGTGTAATAATTTAGAAAAAATAATAATGTTGCTATTTTATATATGAATCCTACGCCTATTCCTAATGCGAATGAGTATAATAGAGTTATTGATTCTTTAATGAGTGAAGGATATGAAATTGTTCCAAATGGCAATAGCATTGATTATAACTGGGGAGATTATGCGGGAATGTATCGCCAAAATGCCAGAACAACCTATATGCCTGTAAGAAAACCAGATGGAAGATGGATGTTATATAGTAAAAATATAGAAGATGACGAGGAAAACGATATAGACCAATTTGGTGGAAAGAGAAAATCTAGAATCAACTCTAGAAAGTCATACAGAAAAACTAGAAAAACCAGAACAAAATCTAGAAAAACTAGAACAAAATCTAGAAAGTCATACAGAAAAACTAGAAAAACTAGAAAATAAATTTTAGTATTTTAAGGGCAACGTTGTAAATATATAATATAAAAATAATAATTAAATATAACTATTAATTATTATTATATCATGGAAACCCCAGTTGAACTATTTGATTGGATAATTAATGATAATGCCCTAAGAGGATCTAAAAAAGATGATAATGGATGCTGGATGAGTAGTAGTCCAAAACCAGTATCATTTTCGCCACAAACCAGAATAGTAGAATTAGCGGGAGGAGAGAAATTTATTATTAAAAAAGAAACTATGTGTAAAGCATTAGGATTAGAGAAAAAATCCGAAATTACATTGAATAGATTATCAAATATCCTAACAAAATAATATATTATAATTATATAATAATGGGGAAAAGTGAAACAGCATCAGCATCAATCGGTATAAAGATTTTACTCTCTGACCTCTTAGAACAAATAAATGAAACAAACTTTACTTTAATAAAAAAAATGTTATATGATGGATGTATTGAAGATATGAATGGGTATTATAATGAAGCCTATAAAATCATTCTAGGCCATGATATTGATAATGACGAATTACCACAAACATATAATGAGTTCAAAGACAATGTAACAGAACAGTTTAAACGTAATGGTTCCTATTATAAATCAAAATTTAGTAGTAAAGTAGAACCGGATTTGAATAATGGTTGTTT